CAATTCTTTTTTATCTTCAATGTGACCAACTACCATTTCGTAGCCAATCTCAATCAGATCGGTTTCAGTTTCTGTTAAATCATTTCTGTCAATTAATAATCGACTCAATACTTCTTCATAATACTGATCTTTAAGCGACTTGTTATGTAACATACGCATTTTTTTTGTGGGGCGGGGTGGAATCGAACCACCGACACGCAGATCTTCAGTCTGCTGCTCTACCAACTGAGCTACCGCCCCAATTATTTAACAATTTATCGGAATGGGTGTTACGGTTTTGAGTAAAAATCAAATGTAAGTTGTTTGCTGTAAACATTCCCAAATTGTTTTTTTTATACTTCGTTTCCGAAATATTTTGCAAAGATAAGACATTTATTTTTAATGTGCAAATCTTTTTTTTGTAGGGTGAGCTGGACTCGAACCAACGACATCTTCCATGTAAGGGAAGCGCTACTACCAACTGAGCTATCACCCCATTTTTTTCTACTTCGTTTCCGAAATATTCTGCAAAGATAAAGCATTTATTTTTAATGCGCAAATCTTTTTTTTATTTTTTTTTCAAAGAACTAATTTTTATCCCGTTTTCGAAATATTTTACAAAAGTAAGTAATATTTTTTTAATATCCAAATTTTTGCAAAAAAAAAGTCCAAACTTTTTATGGTTTGGACTTCTAATGTTTTGTTTTGTTTTCTATTTTATATATCTAACTATAACATAACGAAGCCCCTAGTGATTCTTGATCACCTCCAAATAGCTTATTCGTTAAATTTATAATCCTTTTCATTGAATTTTTTATTATTTTGATATAAATATAGACAAGTTTTAGAAAAAGTCAATTATTTTTAAATTATTTTTTCAAAATAAAGAACTTTTTTTGAAAATTTTAAACTTTCTTTGATTGGTTCACCGTATAAACCCTTGTATTTACTGGCTTTACCATAATTTAGTATTATTACTTCCAAGTCATTAACCAAACACAAAAAAATAACATCTTTTTTTGTTGGATTGGTTGTTAATTGATCTTCTTTTTGAAAAGACCAACTAACACCATACTTTTCGGCTTGTTCAATTGATTGTGATTTAACATGAATATCATAACCAACTATTTTTAAATCAGCATCAAAAGATTTATTGTTTTTATCATAAATTTTTAGATCTGGTTCTTCTAATTTGTGTTTTTGACTTAAATATTTATATACACCAAATTCAGCAACTTTACCAATAATAATATCATTAAGGATTTTATGAACTCTATTTTGATTTCTTCTAGAATATTCATCTAAATTTGTTTCAATAGAGTCATGTGCAAATTGAACACATTTTAAATAATCATCTAAATCAACATTAATTATTATTCTTTCCATTTTTATCTACAAAAATTATCAGCAGCTGTTGACGCAGCCCATGCGTTTGGTTTCCCAACCGCATCATAACCCATTGATTTAACATAACCGATACCAGCTTCATATAACTGATTTGATTTACCTGATTGTTTTGAATTATAATCAATATGTAATGTTATTTTTTTATCAATATCTTTGATCATCTCAGCAATCTCAATAGCTTTCTCCACTTCTAACCACAATCTACTATGCATACTATTTGATTTTGGTTCTTGTTCTTTATTATATATAACATGGGCACCTTTACCAATCTCATACATACATATTGTGGTTACGTAGTTTGTTTTACCATTTATTTCTTGTGAATCACAACCTATGTAAATTTCACTATCTTGGTGTATTGATATCCAATTTTTTACATATTCTAATATATCTTCTATTTTTTTACCTTCTTTATTTTTAAATACTCTCATCTCAATTAAATTTAATATTCAAATGTTGTAAAACCCATTTTATTGTTTGAGTCTTTAACAAAATTAATATGCTGTGCTCTACCATCTTTATGTATAATAACGTGTGATTGTAACCATGAACTCGCTCCACTATTATAACCCATTCTTAGTTTGGTTGATGTGCCGACAGCTAATGCACCATCTTTTCTACCTGGTGTGTGGTAGTGTCCAACGATAATTTTGGTGTTCAAATTTCTAAATTGATTTAGTGAACCTCGACTACCATTTGTACCATAATCACCATGTTGACCCAATTCCCAGTTTTTAACACGATATGAATCACTTCTACCTAATGTTATGAATTTAGGGAATTTTTCATTTATTAATGCTGGTATTACTCCTTTTACTTTATGTGGTGTTTTTTCGTATTGTTCCAATAATAAATCAGATAATTTCATATAAAGTCTGGAATTTTTATAAGTTGGTTGTTTCTTCCAATCACCATTCTTTAACCATCTATCCAAAAAATCATCATGATTACTTCTAACAATAACAACATTTTTATAATTACTAAAAGCCGTTAAACCTACCATCATAATATCTAATTCTTTACCAAGGTCATTGGTACCATTCATTTCTTTAGCATATTGAACGAATGGATCGTTCATTTCGTGGTGATTTATTGACATACCATCAAATACATCATGTAAAATAACATGATTTGGTTTGATATCAACCAACATTTCATGGGTGGCATCAATCACGCCCTGGTCATGATTACCATAATGCATATCACCAAAAACAATAGCCTCAATTTCACTTACTTTACTAACAACGCCATTATCGACTTTATAATATAAATCACAAAAAGAACCATTTTTATCATCAGCCGTTACTTGTCTAAAATAAAATGTTTCATCATCTTTTATTTCAATAATAGTAAAACCATATGTATGGTGAAATTCACCCTTTTTACCTGATTTTGAATCAGTATAATTCTTTTTTGTTACTGATCCAGTTGTAACCATAGCTTTTGGTTTATTACCTTCAAGTACTGGGATCATCTCTAATTGAACCTTTGGTGCACCAAAGACACATGAATTAATACCACTAACACCTTGTAAACCACTCATTGGGTTCGTTGCTGTTGGTTGTATTTTAATATCAGACATGATTGATAAGTATTTATGTACATCGTGTCTATTAGCATCCAAATATTCAACAACTCTTTTATCCCAATGTTCCTCTTGTTCATCACTAAATACTGATGTTGGGTTTTTATATCTACCAGCTATCACATGTATATCAGCATCGATGACTTGAGCATATGCTTTAATATTCTCAAAAAATCGTTCGTGTATTGGTGTATTATTTTGTGCCCATGTAATAATAAAACGATCTTTATCTTTATCTAATTTTCTTTTTTTTGCCATCTCATATTGTTCTGAAACAATATCAACTTTTTCTTTAAATCCTAATTTCTCTGAACACCATTTTCTAACTGTTCTTTCGGATTTACCAAATAAATCCATTAATTGTTTCATTCGGTCATCCCAACTGATTTCTTTATTTAAATATATATTCCTAGCTTTATCGATTTGTTCGCTTGTTAATTCTTTAAAATTCATATTATATTTTATTTTTTAAATTAGTGTCCATTTTATTGTAAAGATTCTCAAATTTAATCACCATTTCTTCATGTGAATCAATTAAGATGTTTATATTTGATAACCCTCGTAACCAAGTTCTAATAATGTGTGTTTTATCTTCAGAGTCACCTGGTATATTTTTAAGGTTTAACACAACTGGTTCAACCATTTGCATTAAATCTCTTTGCATTTCAATAATTTCAGCTCTTTTTATTGATATCTCCGATTGTATTTTTACTAACTCATTTACTGTACTATCAGTATTTAAATCAATACCATCCTTATTTATTTTTTTGATAATTTTGGATAATAACATTATTACTTTATTTAATGTTAAAATCAGAAATGTTTTTAATTTATTTTGCACCACGTTCTTTAGGATATTTTAAATTTTTTAATTTTGGGTTTAATGTTTCAAATTCTTGTCTTAATTCTTTTGTTTCTTTTTTATTAACACCTAAAATATAAACATATTTATGTTTTTTAGGTACATTTCTAACTTCACAGGAATTTTGGTAATTTTTACTAAATCCTTTAATTAATTTAGCTGTTTCAGGCTCGATTTTATCCCATAGTACATTATCACCATTAACCCACTCATCATTCCAATTAATACCATTTAATATTGCGATTTTTTTATAAACACTCCTACTTCTAAAATAACGATCAGAAACCCACTTACCACTCTCAATTTTATATTGTTTACTACCACCAGAATTTTGCCCTAAATAATTAAAATTACATGCTTGGTAGATTGTCCCCAACTCTTTAGCTTCGGGGTCAGAATAAGCCGTAAATACGCGATAATTTGTA